ACAAAAGATTCGATGTGGCCTTTTTCTGGCGACAACGAAGAATCATATAATGAGCAGGGGAGATATTATTCAGCCAGCTCTGACAGTCCGGAGGACCTTATCGAGGAAGTCGAAGAACTCCCCGGCACCCGCCACACCTTCGACATTCCAGATGGCGTAAAGAAAGTAACCGTTGAGCAAGTCGGCAATAGGATTGTTGTTGAAATGGTGCCGGAAGAGGTTGAGCTGAAGCCAGGGGATATTAGCAGAGGGGCTAATACCGTGCAATATACAATGGAAAACATAAAAGAACAATTTGCAAGGTTGTATATGGAATTAGACCTTACAGATGACCAAGCAGCAATGATAAAGAAACTTCAAAGGGATGTGGATGCAGCATTGCGGCAACCGCCAATTTCCGCTAACGGACGGGGTTAAATCATCGTTTCTAAAGGATTAGCGCGAAATAGCTATTTTTGCCCGAAAATGTACCATAAATACACATTTTCGGGCTATATTTGTTCAAAACATTTCGAGTATGACGAAAATTGAAGAAGGAAAGATAACAAAAATCATCCCCGATGATAAGAATATGAATAAGCATAATCAGTACGGGATGTCGTTTTTGATAAGCCGCTAAGGAATGGAGAACACCCTACAATGAAGCCAATAGGATTGTTTGCATATCAAATAGAAAACTCCTCTAAGCAAGGAGATGTTGTAATAGATGCGTTTGGCGGAAGCGGTACAACGATGGTGGCCTGTGAGCAGCTAAATCGAAAAGCTCGGCTAATTGAGTATGATCCCAAATACTGCCAAGTCATAATTGACCGTATGCTAAAGATTAATCCAGCATTGACAATAAAAAAGAACGGAAGTATATATAAACATACTATGAAGGAGGGTAACGATGGCACGGTATAACAAAAGAATAGTTAAAAGGATATGCGACCTTATCAGGAAGGATAGCTATACGATTGCCGAAATTTGCGCAAGTGTCGGAATATCAGAACGTTGCTATTATGATTGGCAGGCGAATAAAGCAGAATTTGCAGAAGCGATAAAAGAAGCCCGTGATCAATACGACGAAATCCTTGTAAAAGAGGCTAAAAACTCACTTTTAAAACTTGTCAAAGGGTACGAAGTTGACGAGAAAAAAACCGTTTATGTCAATGGAAAGGATGGTAAGCCTATCATCAAGGAGCAGACAACCGTCAAGAAGCATATTCAGCCGAACGTCGCTGCCACTATTTTCATGCTTACAAATAAGGCTCCGGACGAGTATAAGAATAAGCAGTTTAGCGAATTGACTGGAAAGGACGGCAAGGACCTGGTTCCACCAGCTAAATTACTTACAAAGAAAGAAGCAAAGGAGTTACTTAAAGAGCTTGAGGACGAGTGCTAATTGACTATGAATACGGATGGACGCTTCTGGGATATAGATGTGAAGAAAACATGGGTCCTTTCGAGTACCCTGAATTTCACACGCTTTTTTTACAAGGAGCAGTTTAACCGTAAATTCGTCGTCGGTGACCATCATAAGAAAATAGCCGAGGCCTTAGATAAGGTCCTTTCTGGCGAAATAACGAGACTAATGATAAATGTAGCTCCTCGTTATTCGAAGACCGAAATGGCCGTTAAGAACTTCATTGCCGAGGGGCTTGCTCTTAATCCAAGGGCGCGCTTTATCCATTTGTCATATTCTGATGATTTGGCGCGGGATAACTCAAAAGGAGTACAAGCGATAATGGACCTGCCGGCGTACAAGCAGCTGTTCGAAGCGAGGCCAACATCGCCAAGCTCAAAAAAGTGGTACACAGAACAAGGAGGCGGCCTGTATGCTGTTAGTTCGGGGGGGCAGGTTACTGGCTTCGGCGCTGGTATCGTGGATCGTGATGACGGGGAAGAAGGGCGAAGCATGGACGAGTTCATGCCAGCCATCGAGGCTGACCTTAATTTCGGCGGAGCTATCATAATTGACGACCCCATCAAGCCAGACGATGCTCTATCTGCCACCGTCAGAGATAAGGTAAACAAGAAATTCGACACGACTATCCGTAACCGTGTAAATAGCCGCAAAACACCGATAATTATCATCATGCAGAGGCTTCACATTGACGACCTCTGTGGCTATCTTCTGAGACAAGAATTGGACGAATGGCACGTCCTGTCACTACCATGTATCTATACGGATGAGGCTGGGGAACAGCGCGCCTTGTGGCCCTTTAAACACACCATGAATGAACTAAAAGAGCTGCGTAGGAAAAACAGTTTTGTTTTTGACACGCAGTATATGCAGGACCCAAAGCCGCTTGAGGGGCTAATGTACGAGCAAGGTTTTAGGACATATGAGGCCATTCCAGCGGCACGACGTAACATAAAGAAGGCGTATATCGACACAGCGGATACGGGGGGGGATTACCTGTGCATGATCTGCTATGATGAGACAGATGTTGGGAATTATGTCACGGACGTATTATACACCCTAAAACCAATGGAATACACAGAACCGAAGGCCGCCGAAATTCTGACAAAGAATAGGACCGAGTACGCTATTGTTGAAAGTAATAATGGAGGACGAGGCTTTGCCCGTAATGTTGAGGCTCAATGCCGTATGATGGGGAATAACAAAACCCGCTTTAAGTGGTTTTTTCAGGGGGCAAATAAGCACGTCAGGATATTTACGAAGTCGGCAGATGTTCAGAATCTTATATATTTCCCGGCAGGATGGGATAAGATGTGGCCTGATTTCTATCAGGCACTAACGAGTTACATGAGGGTTGGGCAGAACGACCACGACGATGCCCCAGATGCGTTAACAGGGACTGTCGAATGGAGAGGGAAAGGGAGTGTTAATCAAAATCTGACATCTATTTTTTGATTTAAATATCGTACATTTGAGGTATATCTGTAACATTAATGACATGAATATAAAAGAATTACTCAGTTCAGGCTCGACCGACGAGGTTGTCGAGAAACTGAAAAGCGGTCGCCCTACCAGCTTGCCGGATACAGAAACGTATTCTAGCGAACTTGACCCACTAAACCACAAAGTATTTAGTACAACTGAGCGGCCCGATAAGACAATAAAGGTAGACACCGGAGATCCGGGCGTCGAGCCAGTAACAAAGACCGAAAAAGTCGCTCGTATTGCTCTAGCTATACAGAAGCTAATCGTAAAGCGCGCTGTATCATTTGTTTTTGGTAATTGCGTTGAGCTGGATGCCACCGTAGAGGACGATAAGCAGGGCGAGGTATTGGTCGCCTTACGACGTATCCTGTATGATGTAAAAAGTAAGTCGCTAGATAGGAGAGTAGCCCGTCACCTCTTTAGCAGTACCGAAGTGGCGGAACTGTGGTATCCCGTCGAGAGGAAACATAATACATATGGGTTTGAAAGTGACATAAAGCTAAGATGCCGAGTGTTAAGCCCTTTGACAGGGGATAAGTTATACCCGTACTTTGACAGCTTAGGCGACATGGTAGCCTTCTCGCGCGAGTTTACCATCAAGGATAGCGATGGCGAGGATGTACGGGTGTTTGAGACATATACAGATGACACTATTGTAAGATGGCAGGAGGGTGAAGACGGGATGGCACTTGTTGAAGGCTTCCCGGCGGTGAATCCATTGGGTAAGATACCTATCTGCTACGCCTCGCAGGAGCAGGTCGAATGGGCAGACGTACAGCCACTTATAGAAAGGCTCGAAAAACTACTGTCAAATTTCGCCGACACAAACGATTATCATGCTTCGCCAAAAATATTCGTGCAGGGACACATAAAAGGCTTCGCAGCTAAGGGGGAAAGCGGCGCTATTATCGAAGGTGAAGAAGGGGCAAAGGCTGAATATTTAGCTTGGCAGAATGCGCCTGAATCTGTTAAATTGGAGATTGACACCCTTCTAAGAATGATATATACCATCTCGCAGACGCCAGATATTTCATTTGAAGCAGTCAGGGGTGTTGGCCCTATTTCAGGCGTAGCGCTTAAACTTTTATTTATGGATGCCCATCTCAAGGTTGCCGATCACCAAGAAGTCCTT